GGTTCTGGTTCTGGTTCTGGTTCTGGCTGAGCTTGATCGCTCCAATGATCTATTTCAATCCAGCCCTGGGTCGGTTCGTAGTCTGAACCGTGGACAACTAAAGTAGCTTTGTTTTTACATTCTCCGCATCTATGCGAGCGGATGATGTTATCTTCTTCGGATATTTTATATCGGTAGATATCTTTTGATTTCTCGGTTACCTCTCTCCCGCATTCTTTACAGACTGACCAGGCAGCCGGTTCAACCCAGGTGCATGAATGGCAGCGTTCCGGATCCTTGCCGAGCTCAAGCATTTTAGCTTTCCAGGCTGGCCCGTGATGGACTCCAGGTGGAAGTAGTGCGTGGGCTATTTCATGAATGATTGTTTGTTCGAGGTCGTCCGGGCTTGTCTTGAGTGCGTAGTCCAGGGTTAATCCGATTTGCTTCTTGCTATACTTGCAAACTCCAGCTCTGCGCTTTGACTTGTTATCGATGACCAGGGACCAGCCTTCGAGGCCGTGATGGTTCATGGCTTCGGTTGCCTGGGCTTGCACTTCTTCCAGTGTTCTAAGTTCTGGATTCAGAAATAAATGATGTTCATTGATTCGCATTTGTGTCCTTGAGTTTATGATCGATTGCCGTCGATCTGTTAAACAGTCAGCTGTTAAAGTATGGTATTATCATACAGCCAAAAATTGACTTTTCAAGATAAATCTTTACTTGGTCAATATTTAATTGTTTTAATCCATAAAACGAGCTGGCCGTAGGGCTCCAGCCGATCCGGTCAAGGGACTTGCAGTCCCTAAAAGCCATTGTTGTGATGGGATTCAATCGATTAATGGTGATATCATATGGTTTTACCCCTTGCGGAACCGAATCTGATCGAGTATCCGTCCAGAAAAATGATCATTCAATGAATCGCTAGGGACCGAAAATGGACCCCGGGTCAACAAAATTGGCCTCGCGCGAACCGTAGGTGGTCTCACCCCTCTTCACGGGGAGAAAAAACGCTCAATGCCAAAAACAACCACCCCATCTCCACCGAAGAAACTGCGCGTCCCCAAGATCCAGAACAATCCGATCGAGCACCGCAATGCCACTGGCTACATACGCCCGGTCGAGACTCAGGAGTTCATCCAGAAAGCAGCCCTACTCACCCCGAAGGAGCGCGACCAGCTGTTAACCCCATCGGAGAAGGTCAAGGCCCACCACCTCAAGACCCAGATCGAAGAGCAGGTACGCTCCAACCTCGGCAAGACTTCCGGGCTCGCCCTGGATAACTTGATCAAGCTCGCTTTCCATGCAGATTCAGAACATGTGAGAGCACGCTGCACGATTGATCTATTGGACAGAGCGGGTTTCAAACCAATCGAGAAAGTACAGCACATCAAAGCACCAAGGACACCAGAGGAAGTAGAAGCAGAGCTCGCAGCAATTGTCGGGAAGGATCAGGCAGAAGTCCTGCTTGGTAAACGGAAGTTAGTGAATTAGCGATGACTTGGGTAGACAACAAAGAGTTTAAATTCAACAGAGATAATCAAGAAGGAGGTGATATGCCTAGCTGGAAGAGACCATCAGGGAAAAAGATCAAGCTCACGAATCCGGAGCTCAAGAAGACAGTCGAAGTCGTCGAGAACTCAGATGAGCATCGGATGCTCACCGGGCATGGTTACCTCGTCAAGAAAGCGGGCCGCCCGAAGAAGGAGGATTGAATGGCTGACGGGTGGCCGGTTCTGCGATATGATGACTACGAGTATGAGTTAGCTCATGCTGATGATCACAGTGACCCTCTTGTGTGTGTGTTGAGTGAAAGTATCGATATGCAGATGATTATTGAACAAGGGTTGAATCAGGAAGAAGAAATTTACAAGCATCGATTGGATACCAAAGAGCTTCAGGATAGTCTCGAGATGGTGGGCTTGCACCCGATCATGGTTGATGAAAATACAGATTTCAATTCACCGGAGTTCCGAAAACTAGGAAGATTGAATGCCGGGAACTGATTCTCAGATATGATTACCCTCTTGTGTGTGTGTGAATGGAAGCCTTATTAGAAAATGATCAAGTCCGTGACCAGGTCGTCGATCTGCTAACGGAGCATGTCGAGATCCTGGAGACGAATCAGTTACAGGCGTATTCGCCTTATGACTATCAGCGTAAATTCCATGCCGGGAAAGATGAGGAGGGAAACACTGCGAGACAGCGGATGCTCATGGCAGGCAACAAGACGGGCAAGACCTATTGTGGAGCGATGGAACTGAGTTATCATCTCACCGGCCTTTATCCTGAGTGGTGGGAGGGTTTGAAGTTCGAGAAACCGATCAAGGCATGGGCAGCAGGAAACACATCGAACAACACGCGAGACATCGTGCAGAGTGAACTGATCGGAGAACCAGGAGACCCGGAGGAGTTCGGAAAAGGATCAATCCCGAAGCATCTGATTGTTTCAACAGAGAGACAGCCTGGAGTCCCGAATGCAGTCGCCCAGGTCGTTGTCAAGCACATCTCCGGAAGGAACTCGAAGCTACAGTTGAAGTCTTATGAACAAGGGAAGACAGCCTGGATGGGAACAGCGATTCAATGCTGTTGGTTAGACGAGGAGCCTCCACAGGACATCTACTCTCAGGCTCTCAGAGCATCTTTGAAAACAGGAGGATTGGTTTATATGACCTTCACTCCAGAGAGTGGACTGACTGATGTCTGTGCAAGTTTCATGAATCAGTTGAAACCAAACCAAGCTCTCTATCGGGCGACCTGGGATGATGCACCACACTTGTCGAAGGAGATCAAGGATGAGATTCTGGCAGCACTTCCTCCGCATGAAAGAGAAATGCGCTCAAAAGGTATCCCTGTCCTGGGATCTGGTCTGGTATTCCCGGTTCCAGAAGATCAGATCTCGGTTCCTCCGTTTTCCATCCCTCAACACTGGGGAAGGATCTGTGCAATCGATTTCGGCTACGATCATCCGACTGCTGTTGTCTGGCTCGCGCATGATCGCGATTCTGATGCGGTTTTTCTTTACGACTGTTACCGGGTTGCTGGCAACACTCCGGTCATTCATGCACAGGCGATCAAGGATCGTGGCTCCTGGATCCCGTGTGCGTGGCCTCATGACGGGCATGTTCACGACAAAGGTTCAGGAACACCATTGGCAGCCCAATACAGGAGACTTGGAGTCGAGATGCTCGGAGAGCATTTCCAGAATCCGGATGGTGGCATCAACGTGGAGCCAGGCATTATGGAGTTATTGCAAAGGATGGAGTCAGGCCGATTCAAAGTCTTCGGACACCTCAATGACTGGTTCGAAGAGATGAGGATCTACCATCGCCAGGACGGCAAGATCATCAAGAAGCATGACGACCTCATGGCAGCAACCCGTTATGGAGTGCAGTCTCTCAGATATTCGAGGACACTCTCATTCGAACCACGACCTCGCTATGCAGAAGGATCCTTGAACTGGAAACCCTTCGCAGCAGAACTTGAGATGGAAGGATTACCAGCATGAGCGTACTCACAAGAATCAACCGAATGAAATCAAAATATGCAACGAATATCGGATTGATCCAATCCGCGCAGGATGTTTACAAGGATTTAGGTATAAAGCGGAAAACAGCATACGGGAATCTTGTAAAGGGGCAAGCACGTCATAAGGGAGTAATCAAAACCTATGAAGGATTCCAGACAGAATACAAGGATCTTCAAACAGTATACGGAGAGAAGGAAAAAACCTTCCGGAAGACCTATGAATCAGAATTAGGAAAAGATGCTCCTTTGGAAACAGAAGAAGATCAATTAGCTTTTCAGGAGTCCTTTTACAACAAACAGTTTGGAGTATTCAAAGAAACCTCCGGAGCCAGGGATTATTTTAACTGGAGGAATATGATGGCCCGAGGAAGTCCTGCATTGGCATTAAGAGCTGCTTATGATCGAGCAGCCCAGGGTCGTGCAGATTGGAAGCAACTGGTAACAGACCCAATGGCGCAATATCAATTAGACATTGACGAGCTTGGTTCCTACACACCAAAATTCGAAGAAGCATCAGCAAAAGTCAAAGGAGGCTACAAAGCTGTTGAAGCTTCCTATGAGCAGGTTGAATCCCTGGCCGGTCGAGTCTCCAGTTATGACGAAAGGATCGCGACATCAATGGAAAGAATTAAATCCTATGGTGCATCACAGCAACAGATCATGGGAAGTATTGAACAGGCAGAAGGCTGGTTAGGATACGACCAGGAAGCAAGAAAACGCGGAACACGAAGATCCGCACAACGTAGAACGATGCTGACATCGCGTTCAGCATACGCATAAGGAGATATTATGACGGATTTCAAAAGTTTAGTTAATTGGGCATCAAAGCAATCAGGTTTTAACAAAGCATGGGGAGGTGGAAATTGGAAAGATCGCTGGGGTGCGCGTGATGGCATTAAAATAACTCTGCCCACTCCTAACATTCCACCTCCAGGTGAACATTCCCTTTTACCCAAGCTTTCAGAAAAATTAGATGAAGGGTTGACAGCATTAAGTTCACCAGGCTCAGGAATCCATCGTCTTGGGACGAATTTGGAAGCATCCTGGAAAGCTGTTTACAGTGCTCTGGAATACCCTGAAAAAGCCTTTAAAGAAGCTAAAGGGTGGAGGGCTTACGGTAGAGGCAGCAGTAGTGGAAGCTCTGGTAGTCCGACCGATGATGGCGATGGCAATGGCGATGATTCCACCAAACCAAATGAGTATACGTATAACATCAACATCGGAGGGTTGGATCTCACTGAAATGGAATCAGAACAGGAACGTGCTGATAGAATGCGAAGGATGCTTGCCGGTCGTTATGGTCGTGGAGAAACGAACCTCACCGGAGGAACCGGCTTTGGAACCGGATCTCAACGGACCCTTGGAGGATACAGCTGATGGCAATGGCAGAGTCCTTTTCATTCCAGGAACGGCAACCCACTCCTGAAGAACGGGAGCTCGCACAGCAGATCTCTCAGGAGTTCTCCGAGGTGGAGACCGAACGCCACAACTGGGAGAACTATTGGCAGGAGATTGCCGAATACATGATCCCGAGGCGAGCAGACTTCAACGCGAAGCATTCTCCTGGTGAGAAACGACGCTCGAAGATCTATGAA